AACCTCCTGATAAATGGGTATCTGGTCAATGTTTGAGTCATACGCAGTAGCCTCAAAATACCCGTGTGAAAAGTTTCGCCCGTAATTCCCGGGATTTATAGGGCGAACGAGATAGAACTTTTTATCGAGTGTCATTCCAACCGGTTGCCACGAGGCGCGCCACACGCGGGCAATCCGGTTCGATTTTGTCCGCATTCTTTCAATCACCATGTTTGCAAGTTTCCATTTGTTTCCGTTTTTAGTCGTATACCCCAACCATCGCATCTGCTTGAGAAAATTGGTATTGTGCTCCACAATTTCCGCAACGTCGCTATATAAGAACTCGTTTTCTCCGACCAGTTCGTATATTTCCGCCATTTTCGCGGTTTTTGCGTCAGACGTCAGTCTCAGCCTCATCGTCTTTCCACACTTCATACATATGCTCGCAGTAGTCGTCATATGTGTCTTCGCGTGGTTCATCAGGCTCTTCAAGCCACTGGGCCTCGGCCCGGAGAAAACCGCGTGGGAGATCACTCATGTTTTTTCACCTCCCGGAGATACATCCCCGCAAGCCACCCAAGCATATACGCCCGGTCTCCGGGGTATCCGTTTTCTGCAGCTCTGGTTTCTAACAGAACCATAAGCGCATCATATTCAGGATCGTCCCTCATTCCACCGGCCTCCAGTGAGTATTGAGTCCTGGCTCGCAGTCCACACGGTTCAGGCATAAGTTCGCTCCACGCTCGACAGTCCCATCTGGCCTGTGAAGGTTGCCACGCCTGTTGTATTTGCATGTATAGCATGTGCCTATCATTCATACCCCTCTGATGAGATCCTCGTTTCCAGGCCGGTTCTGGTGCGTCCTGTGTAAGAGTTCAATCCCTGCCACAACGGACGCGGTGTCTGTCCCGTAAGTTTCCCTGAGTTCCTTCAGTTGCTCAACCGCCCGGAGAGGGAGGTTGTAGGCTTTTTGGTATCTTGGTTCCTGTGCCATGATTATATGTATAGATATATGAGTATATAATAGTTGTGAATTAAGAAATTCACAAGTTCCAGAAATTCCTTACTTAGCAGACACACACACGATTCACATACTTACTAACGTGCAAAAAAGTATTACGGTATATAAAGAACCTCTCTAATATGTGAATTTAATGAAATTAATGAATTTTATGTATTATATGAACTATAAGAATTTCTTTAGTCCATAACATATCTGATATACACTGGTTGCTTTTTAACTCCTTCTTCTTTACCTGGAAATAACACTATCATTTCTGCTTCTTCCATTGTCTCAAGAGCTGTGTTTACCTCTTTTGCAGGTTTACGAATATACCTTAACAACTTGCTTTTTTTTGCCGTTCTGTTAGGCTCCCCTCTCAAGAACATGATAATCTTATTCTGAATGTTATCCGAGGCAGCATCTGAAACGTCACATATCACACCCCGCGAAATAGGGAGGAAGTAATCATTTATCTGCCTTACAGACTCTTCAAGGAAGGCATCCGGAATGATAATCCTGATCTTCTTGTCTGCCTTGTCCCAGGACTCACATACTCCAGGCTCACCAATATAGTAAAGTGCAGCCATCTTGAGAGCATACATAGCGTATCGCTGAAACACCGACCCATGAATACCGGACTGGAGAAGATCCGCTTCTGTTTTGCTCATCCATTCGTTGAAATAATTAAACCCGAACGGAGTAAGGGAACATCTTATTTCCTCATATTCCTTTATATGTCCCGCAATATTCCAGAACTCCGAAGCGATATCTCCCAGGTGTGTCTCTTCGTCCCCTGTCGCGTCCCTTACCCCCATTGTGTCTTTTTGGTACTGAGGGTAACAATACAAGAACCGAATAAGCCACCCTGAAGAAAGATCAGCGTCCGAGCACCCACCAATAAAACTCTCATGAGTAGTGGCATAAAAGAACGTCGCATAGGGATTTTCAACCTTAAACTCTGAAACCTTCCCACGAGAGGTTTTTAGTTTCCTCCTAGTTCCAACACAATCATACAACTTACAAAGCACATCCCGCATATCTGAAAGGTATTTCTTCTGATTTATGGAGGACAAGAGCTGAGCACACTCGTCAATAGTCATATACCCACGCGGCTCTTCGCTCATCTCCTCTATAAGCCCCTCTGTTGAAAACATCCCTGGGAAACGGTGAAATGGTTTTAACCAGTCACCTGAACCCAGGATAAGGTTAGTTGTGTTTACTGCTGTGCTCTTCCGGCTGATAGAACTCTTACCCAGACACATCATCCAGATATTAGTATAGATATTCGCTGACGCCAACCGGTAAACCAACACCCTATCAGCAGCGATTGATAATAATGAGAGGGCTGCTGCATAGTGGTACTCATTATATGCGTCTGTCCTGGTCTTCCAGTAGTCAATATACTTTACAATAAAATTGTTTCGAGACAATTTTACGTCTAGTTTGTGGTATTTGACTTCTGGAATATCTTCTTCCTTAACTTCAAACAGGTTTGCACCATTATAATAAAACGGATCATAAATTGCCCTGAACTCTTTCCACCTGTTTGGCCCATTCTGCCCTCCACAAGAGTCATGAAAGCACTTAGCGGTAAGTTCTCCGGTGTATTTGTTCTGACTTACGTACGCATCCCCTCTGTGATCTTCTGAAGAGAAAGGGCAAACGTCCAACCTATACCCGATATCATCAGCGATTGGAAACTCTTTATACCAACTTACCCCCCACTCTTTAAGATATTCTGTAACGGGTTTAAAATTCTCTTTTTTTGTAAATACCCTCTCAATATCCTGATTAACCCTCTCCTGCTCTCCAGATGCTAAAACTAATAACTCATGAGGAACAATCTCTATATTGTCTGGAGCAAACAGGACGTAGCTTCTCCGGTGAGGATTCTCCTCGGTATTCTCACCTTTCCTTGACATCGTCCCATACAGTTTGATAATCCTTGCAGCGTTTGAAACGCTGGTATCAATTTTACACTTTATCCCGTCAGAAGTCGAATTAAACTTTTTAGCAAGGTTAACCAGAACCTTTCTAATCAAATCCGTTTTTGCCGGTTCATCTATCCTGTATAAAACATGCATCCCATTACCGGAATCAGCTATAATTGGTTCTGGGAATCCCATGCCTCTCAGGTGGTTACGAACTGCCCCGCCTATATCCAGGGCTAACTGTTTTTCTGTCTCTGTTGCAGACGTGCTGGCCTTGCGTTCAGGGTCCACGTCAATGACCAACCACTTCCGATTGATAATGTCGGCGTCTCCGGTGAGCTTAACCCCATACGCAGGACTCATTACATCAGGGCGGTTGTTGTATAGTTCAGGATCGACCTCGTTGATAGTAACATAAATACCAACCCAGGCAGCCGACACATCGAGTTTTACTATCTCTCTTGCTGCCGTCTCACAGTCCCTGAAAAACCCGGCACAAATCTTTCTGCCGTTTATCGCCCTTACCTCAAACGTTTGTCCATACTCAAAAAGCAGTTCTAAATTAGATTTAATTGTCTCATAAAGTTCTGTTGTCATGTTAAAAAACCAAGGTTTGTTGTGTGTATGTTTTGCTTGCTTTCCAACATATACCAGCATCATTTGAGATTATTATATCTCCAGGATATTTTGTTGTAATATCTAAAAACCACCAAAATGGAGCGAAGTCGTTTCTATTAAAATAAACCATATCAATATATCGCCCACACTGGTACATGTTTGCATAATGATCTATTGGAAGATCTATAAGGCGCCTCAAAAGAATTTCATGAGAAGATCGCTCATAAATTGCAAGCCACAAATCATAATTTGTAATTTTTAAGACGTTCAAATAATCATTATAATGTCTTAAATTTATACCGTGCTGAAGTTGTTGAGTTTTTCTAAAAAGAGTTGGTTCTGTTTTTGTTTTAATTTCAATTAAATATGATTTACTATCTCTAAATGCTAAAATATCTGGAAAAATATACGTTACATCTGCGCCATGAATTTTTGGAGCCTTGTTATATTCTGATCTTGCGTCTGAATCCAAAGCATCTGTGCATTTAAAAATAAAAAATCCAAGTTGTTTTAGTTCTTCTATTACGTGCTTTTCTCCTTCAAATCCCATTTTGGCTTGTGGTAAATCATTAAAACTTGTCACTTTCACAACCCCACTGATCCCAGCCTTCCCGCGGTTCTCTTGAAAAAATATCTATCTTTCTCCCAGGGCACAAATCACCAACCATTTGATAAAATTCATCTGGCTTTCTGCTATGTTCTCTTAATGGAGCGTTTAATATTGTTGTCTGATTGGTTAGATCAATAACTGGCTTTCCCCTTATGGCCATAATACAATGTTCACTTTTACCCCGTAACCAGTCCCCGGTCCCCATACGATCTTTTACCCAGGTTAGCACTGTTTTAGGTGTGAAATCCCACTCTTCAATAATATGATATGCATCATGGAGAAATGCGTTCGTAGTCCATAACCACAAAACAGAGTTCTCTTCTGCTGGTATTTCCATATCCATTATCTCACTTATGGTCATAGTTGGATAGAGACACCGCCCCCTGTGTGTTGCATCTTCAGCCCGCTTATCATATTGCCACGGAGGATCGACTACAAGAACATGATAAAGCCCGGTTGGTGTTAGAACTTCTTTATTTAAAGATTCAATCGCAATCTGTTTTTGCTCTTCTTTTTCTGCTTTACGTATCTCCTTATACGCTTCGTTTATGCTCATTTCACCGGTTGAAAGTTTTTCTTTGACTATTTCAGGCGCTTTATGTTCTATCTTTTCAACCTTCGAAATGGTATCATGCGAGACTCCGGCAACCTTCGCAAGTTCTTTTTTGGTATCTATTGGGTTGTCAGAATTCTGACAAGGCGATCCCCCCCTGGTTCCGGGCTCTGCTGTCTTTAAGTTCTCCTTTGCCTTTGTTGCAATTAATGGCTTTAATACAAGCGCAAGCTTAGCCCGTTCATAGGCTGGTAAGTTTCTTCTTGAGAACTGGTTTTTTATAATCCATACTTTTACATCATCTCTTCCTGAAAAGTCACGCTCATCAACCCGATATTCTATATCGTTCCTGGTGCAAATTTCGTAACGGTTGTGACCATCAATGATAATCCCGTGCCACGTTATTAATGCGTCCCTGCACCCTTCGGCCTTAATCATATCTTCGAGCCCTGATCGCTCTTCTGGTGTAAGTGGTGGAATCAGCGTTTTAAATTCAGGATCTATAATTAGACTCATAAATACTGCTCCAATTTAAGTTTTTCAAGTTCTTCTAGCGCCTTTTCAATTGCATACAGGAAGTTCCCATTTATCCCTGTAAACCCGTCGGCAATTAGCTCATCAAGTTCTTTTTCGGTTGACACCGGTTCTCCATCCTCATATCTAAACACCCTTGAAATATAATTTCTACAAAGTTTACATGTACATGGGTGCTCTAATTCAAATTGTTCTAAAGTGCTGTTTAATCTCATTTATTCCCCTCCAGGTAATCTGATAACTTCTTTACCGTCTCATAATTCACCCCATATTCAGGGTATTTTGCGAGCCTCCATAATGTAGGCTGAGTTATTCCAGTCGCTTTAGACAGCTTTGAAAGATTGAACATACCAATCCTTTCTGCTATCTCCTCTGCTGAAAGCATACATAGTATTCTGCTCTGGAAGTATTTATATACTTTTGAATTAAACATTATGTTGTAACAGGTGCCATCAGCGTGAAACCTGTTATGAAAATGTGTGTGCCTTGTATCCGGGTCAAACCGGTTACAAGGTTTACGCCGGCACCTTACCCGGCTCAAAACGTACACGACCCAACTAACAAAACGGAAAATAACCATGATATCACTTAAAGACATATCGAGGGCGTCAATAAAACCCCCTCGAATGATAATCTATGGAGAAGCTGGCATAGGAAAAACAGCCTTTGCCACTTCTGCGCCTGCACCTATTGTTATCCAGACTGAAGACGGATTAGGGGTATTAGACGCCCCACGGTTCCCACTCGCTACCACGTTTGATGACGTTCTCGAATCACTCCAGGTATTAGCAACAGAGAACCACGAATTCAAAAGCGTGGTTGTCGATAGTTTAGACTGGCTGGAGCCTCTCATCTGGCAGGCAACCTGTAAACGTCTGGGAGTCTCAAGTATCGAAGCCCCTGGATATGGTAAGGGCTATGTGGAGACTACAACTGAATGGAGAAAGTTTTTTGCTTACGTAACGGCACTTCGGGACGAAAAGGACATGTTGATAATAATGACCGCTCACAGTGTCATTCAACATGTCGAAGACCCCATTCACCCGGCATATGATATGCACGCTCTTAAACTGCACAAGAGGGCCTCTGCAATAGCCGAGGAGTATTCAGACATCATAGGCTTTGCATCACTCAAAACCCTCCTGAAGACAGAGGAGGCGGGGTTTGGTGAGAAACGCAATAGGGCCATAAGCACGGGTGAACGGGTAATAAATGTAGGTGCCAACCCGGCATACGTATCAAAGAACCGCTACAGCATGCCTGAAACTCTCCCGCTCGTATGGAGTGAATTCGAGCAACACATACCAGGAACGAACTAAAAATGGCACTGATAGATTTTAACGCAGAAGAAGTAGAACCGCAATCAGACTTTTCCCCTCTCCCAGTTGGAAACTATACCGTAGTTATCACCCAGAGCGAAATGAAACCAACCAAAACCGGGAACGGCCAGTATCTACAGCTCACCCTTCAGGTAGTCGAAGGGGAGTTCAAGAACCGGTTAATTTTTGACAGATTAAACATCCAGAATCCAAACTCCGTTGCGCAGCAGATAGCCCAAAAGGCATTATCAAGCATCTGCCGGGCTGTCGGTGTTATGCACCCTCGCGACTCTGAAGAACTCCACGACAAGGTTTTCCAGGTTAAATTAGGTATCCGACCTGCATCCGGGGAATATGGGGAATCGAATATAGTTAAGGGGTATTCATCTCTCTCCTCATCAACTCCTGTAAAGAAGGGAAACGGGAAGAAACCTTGGGAGGCATAACTATGGCGTCTGTTCCAGAGATACAAATTGAAGCAATGGCTGTTAAGGAATACTCAACAAAAACATTTAATGGTGCGATTAATGTTTTATGTTCGTCTGGTTGGAGTGTGATGTCTACAGGTTGCAGTTGTAAATGCCCAGATGAAGAAGCCCCATGTGGAGAAACATTATTTTGCGCAATTTTAACAAGGGTGTTTGATAATGGCAACACTTCCGAATAACCTTTTTTCTCCCACCGTTGATCTCATTTATTCCACCTACACCAACAGCCCGCCCCGCCCGCACTTGGGAGCATCGGAGATTGGAGCCCAGTGTGAGAGGGCCTTGTGGTATAGTTTCCACCACTGCAAACTCCCAGCCTTCTCTGGAAGGATGTTACGGCTATTTGAAACCGGATTTAGAGAGGAGTCTCGAATAATTATGAACCTCCGCTCTGCCGGCCTCCAGGTGTGGGATCGTGGAGACGACGGGAACCAGATACGCTTTGAGATGTTTGGCGGTAAGTTTGCAGGGAGTATCGACGGGATTGTTTTAGGGATACCCGAAGCACCAAAAACCCCGCACCTGCTGGAGATAAAGACAGCGAATGATAAAAGCTTTAAACAGATGCTCAAGCAAGGAGTTGAGCATAGTAAGCATCAGCACTACTGCCAGATGCAGGTTTACCTTGGAGCTTTGGACTTAAAGCGGGCCTTATACGTGGTTGTTAATAAAAATACAGATGAAATCTACACCGAAAGATGTGAGTTTGATAATCGTGTATACCAGTCACTCCTAGAAAAGGCTGAACGTATCGTCACGTCAGACGCCCCGCTTGAGCGGTTTGAATCGTTTGAGTGTAAGTGGTGTGAGTTTAAGAAGATCTGTAACTGGGAAGAGATGCCCAGGGTCTGTTGTCGCACCTGTTGCCATTGGGGACGATGCGAGACAGAGGAGGTATGTGAACGCCATATCTTTAACCCGCACCTGGTTCACTCGGAAGCTGTTGACGCGTCAGAGGAGGAAAACTGGGTTGAATACGCAGATGGACGCATAAATGGAACAGGGCACCTTTCAAGCGGAGAGATGTAAGTGCAGTTAAGGCCATATCAGCAGGCCGCTATAGATGCTCTTTGGCATTATTGGAGAAATCGTGGAAAGGCAGGGCTGATCGTAAGTCCGACCGGCAGCGGAAAAAGTCTCCTCATTGCAGAGATCTGCCGTAAAGTCTTAACGGATCACCCAGGAACCCGGATTATCCAGGTCACGGACTCAAAGGAACTCATAGAGCAGAACTGCAAGGAGTTCCTGAAGTATTACCCGGAAGCCTCAACCGGTATCTACTCAGCAGGACTAGGAAAGAAACAGCGCCACGCTGATGTAACTTTCGCCGGTATCCAGAGCGTGTATAAACACGTTTACGACTTCGACCCTGCTATTGACCTTGTTATCATAGATGAGGCTCACATGATACCGAAGGAGTCAGACACCCGGTATGGTGAGTTTCTCAAGGCTGTCCGAATCGCCAACCCTTCAGCCGCCTTTGTCGGACTGACAGCGACCCCCTATAGACTTGATAGCGGCCTCCTGCACCACGGAGAAGGGGCACTCTTTGACGGTATCGCATATGACATAAACATTAACACCTTGATAAAAGAGGGATACCTGGTGCCTGTAATCTCAAAGGGTGGTATCAAAAACATCGACTTGTCACAGGTTAAAACCACGGCAGGAGAATACAACCTTGGAGATCTTGCATGTGCAGCCGACGACCCCGCCCTGGTTGAAGCGGCATGTGAGGAGATAAAGCGGTATTGAGCAGACAGAAGATCCTGGCTTATCTTCGCCGCGGGTGTGGACCACGCCTATCATATCCAGTCTCTCATACCTGGTTCAGAGGTAGTAATTGGTGATATGAACCAGAAAGCCCGCGATAAGATTATCAATCAGTTTAGGGACGGGAAAATAAAGTGCCTCATAAATGTTAACGTTCTCACAAAGGGATTCAACGCCCCCTGTGTGGATCTCATTGCCCTCATGACAGCCACCAAGAGCACGTCAAAATATGTGCAAATGGTTGGAAGAGGCACCAGAACCTGCCCCGGAAAGGAAAACTGCCTCCTGCTAGACTACGGATCCAACTGTATTGAGCACGGCCCGATTGACGCGGTGAATCCAAAAACGAAAGGCACAGGCCAGGCGCCAATGAAAACCTGTCCAGAGTGTCAGGCTCTTCTTTACGCATCAGCCCGCGAATGTACTCAGTGTGGGTATGCATACCCACAC